TTGATTCATGTTTGTCACCTCCGAGTGACACAGGCACAGCTTGCTGTGCTAAACTCAGGAGAGTGACATAACATGAAGAGAGCGGGCGCCCTAAGAGCTTTGTGCTTAAGGGATGCCTGCTTTTTTATTTTTAGATAAGCTTATAAATTGTTAAGTTCCTGTTAAAAGAATAGGACATTAATCTTTTCTGTTGATATAATATGTTTAGAATATTAATAATTTATATTAAACTGCAATGCTTAGAAAGGAGAGAAAGTAATGAAAATAAATAAATTTATGCAAAAAATCCTTAATAAGCAACAGAACTTAAATACAAAAATTAGTCGAAATAAAACTGAAAATCTTGAAAAGCTTTATGATGATTTTCAAAATTCTAGCAAACATATTGAGCAAGAACAAAAGAGAATGACACAAGATCAAAATGATATGAAAAAGCATTTTGATGAATTGACTGAACGTGTGAATAAAAGGTTTAAGAATTTATAATTTATTCAAAATAAATGGCTAGAGGCTTTATTAATCTATCTTCTGGGTTTAATGCAGCAAAAGTATGTAAGAAGAAAAATCCTAAATGAGAAAAGAGTTGGGGGATTTCAGCTGGAGCAGCATTTCCGATAGATTGTGTAATATCCATATGTTCTGGTTTAATAATAGATTGCTCTTTACTTCTGATAATGGAAACACTAATTGGCGAGGTGCTATTAGTGAACTTGGTTTAAAAAAGGCAGAAAAGCAGTTGGGACACAAACCAACAAATATATACATGTTAGTTGATGGTTGTGAAATAAAGCTAATTTAATCCAAGTTTATTTTTTATATAACTTTCTGCTACTGCTGCAATAATAGTTATAGAAGCATTGCCAACTTTTTCTTTATCATAAATTTGTTTTAAAAATTTATATTTATCCATAGTACCTTTTACTACATATCAAACCCAACGTGAATAGCTTTACCTAGGATGCACCCTGGATTATCTTTGTTTAAGATGATCGGGGCGTATTTTGTATTTATAGGGTAGAGGAAGACATCTTTTCCAACGTGTTTAACCTTCTTTAAAGTTGCTCTGGTGTCGTCGTCAACTTGAACGGCAGCAATTTCATCATCTTCAACAGTGTCACCTGATATAATTTTCTTGAGGTGAAAATTATGAAAATTACAAAGGCAATTGAGTTAGCCATGAAAGATGGCAAAGGCATTTCACGATCATCGAAACAACCAATGGCGACAACTATTATTCCAACTAATACTATTAGCTGCTGCTTAGTAGTACCTTTTAAAGGTAGTATTGCAGTAAAACGGTGGGAGCCAACAGCAGAGGATCTATTAGCTACGGATTGGGAAGTTTCGGGATAAGATTTTTAATTTTATTAGCTAAATCCAAAAAATCATTAAAATTGTCTCTAAATCTATGGTCATACCATTCTAGTGATTTATTGCTTAATGTAATATCAACTGCAACGTTGCTTCCATAATTGCAATTGATAAAGCCATTATGCTGTAATTCATTTAGAAAAGTATTTACATCTTCTAGATCATAGGAAGACATAAAGTCTTTCTTTGTATCCCAAGCTGTTCTATTAATATAAATCGCTTGATGTTTAGCTTTACCATATTTAATTTGGAGATGATATTTTTTAAGCATTTGTGTTAACAAATACTGTGAATTTTTTGTTAGATCTTTAAATTCTTTATTCATATGTTCATTATTCCGCCTTACATATCAAACCCAATGTGAATAGCTTTACCCAGAATACGGCCTGGATTATCTTCGTTTAAGATGATCGGGTCGTATTTTGTGTTTATAGGATAGGGCGGTTTTTATTTTGGTTAGAGAATTCATATTAAAGAGCCTTTTTGTAATAAAAAAAGCCCTCTATTCAATTAGAATAGAAGGCTAAAGGGACTATATCCCACGTAAAAATGTTTAAGGAGCTTAATCTCCAAGTACCTATATTATTACATATTCTTTCCTTCTATTCAAGTTATTTGGAAATGTATAATTTCATTAGTTCATCACTTATTGATTTCATGAATCAAAAGAAGTAAGATGATTAATGTAATGATTATTTGGTTCATGTTTGTCACCTCCGAGTGACACAGGCACAGCTTGCTGTGTTAAACTCAGGAGAGTGACATAACATGAAGAGAGCGGGCGCCCTAAGAGCTTTGTGCTTAAGGGATGCCTGTTTTTTATTTTATATACGAAAAACACCTCATGGAATATCTACCATGAGGTGTTTTAACGACCCGTGTACTTTACAGGCATTTCAGCCATATCCTAATGGTAAACATAAAAATATTGGTTTTCAACAATAATTACTTGGTTTTACTAGTCATCGTCAGTCTGAATAGTTGCAATTTCATCATTTTAACAGTGCCACCTGATATAATTAGTCTTGAGGTGAGAAAATGATTAATAAAAGTACTACACCTAAAATATCTGAATTACTTTCGAAAAATGTAGACTTGAAACGTCAATTAAGAATAGCGAAAGAATTACAGCAAAATAAAGTAATAGACTTGAATGTTCAAAAAGTGATAAAAGTTACTTATCGAGTCGGATTAGGAACACCAGATGATCCAGTAAGAGAAATCAATTCTTATTGGGATGAAAATGGATCTCATTTATTTGATTTGTGATTTCTGCTTACGGGGGGATTTTTAATCATTAATTTAACATTTATTTGACTAATGAATATATCCAAATAAGCCTTCAGCTCTTGCAGTTTCTGATTAGTATCAAAATTTTGTGGTCGATTCCAATGCGCATAATCATTTCCATTAATTCTTACGACATCGGCTGATACACCTAAAGCGTCAGAATCTTTAAAGTAATGACCAATTGCACTATTTAATGTATATTTACTTACTTTTTCAACATCGTCACTTGAAAATTTAACTGCAAAGTCCTTAATTAGTATTTCTTCAGCTGCACGATATCCAATACCAGCAAGTTCTATATTTCCGTTATTTTCAGCTTGTTCTGCTTGATGATACATATCGACAAAACGTGGTGAAAAATCACTTATTCGTTTTTCAAACTGTCTTAAGCTGCTAGATGGAGTATACGTAAGCAATTGGGGATCAGAATCATCACTATCTGGAAATACTTTTTGAATTGACCAATGGTCTTTTTGACAACTAGGACAGTGATGACGTATGTAAATAATTTTAAAGCCACTGTAATGAGTGTGTCCTTCAATAGAGGATTGAGGATTATTAATTTTTCCGCAATTAGGACATATATCTGGAATTAAAAATTTAGTACGACGATAATTAGGAATTTGTTGATCAATCTGATAAATTCTATATTGCATAAAAATCTCCTATAATTTTACATATCAAACCCCACATGAATAGCTTTACCTAAGATACGGCCTGGATTATCTTCGTTTAAGATGATCGGGTCGTATTTTGTATTTATAGGATAAAGAAAAACATCTTTTCCAACGTGCTTAACCTTTTTCAAAGTTGCTTTGGTATCATCGTCAACTTGAACGGCTGCAATTTCATCGTCTTCAACAGTAGGTTGCTTATGGATAAGAACAAGGGCTCCGTCTGGAATAAGTGGTTCCATAGAATCGCCTTGGCATCTTAGTGCAAAAAGTTCATCTTTTTTCGGTTCTTCTTCAAATAATTCATGAGTGTAGCCCTCAATGTTCTGTTCGGCCAAGATAGGTTCACCGCATGCGATTGTTCCTATAATAGGAACTCGAACGTAATGCATCCCTGAGGTGTCGATAGAGTTGGAGGGAGAATAATGTTTTTCAACTAAATCTGCTTTAGATACTCCAAAATAATTAGCCATCATCTCAATTTTATCTATTCGTGGATATGAATCGGCTTGTAACCAAGATGCTAGCGTAGTATAACTTATGTCTAAATCACTAGATAACTTCTTTCTAGTAATTCCATTTCTTTTCAAGTAATGCTTTATGTTATCGGCCATTACTTTTTTATTACCCAAGTCATTATTATCTTTATTGGAGTTTCTATCTTTATCAAAACCTAGTAGCCAAGCTTCATCGACATTCAGAGCTTTAGCTAAAAGATGCAGTTTATCGGATCGAGGTTCAGTCTTATTATTTATATACTGACTTAAATCAGTTTTAGTTATTTTAAGTTTTTCAGTAAAAAATGGACGTGCTTTTTCTATAATGTCTACTTGTTTTAGACTGTGTTGTTGCATATATTCTTTAAGGCGATCACCAACTGTATGTCGATTTCCAGAATATAAATCCGCTTTATTCGCATTTTGATTTTTATCCACCTTTATCACTTCCTTTTTTTAACAATTTAATTATATGATATTTTTGAACTAAGCACAATTTTTAGTTCAAAAAAATTGAATAAAAGTGTTGACTTTGTTTTTAAACAGAGTAATATAATTTGTGTAAAGTTCAAAAACAAATTGAACTTGCCTAGAAAGGGGTTATTTATGGCATTTGATTTTAGGAAATTAAATGGTCGTATTGTTGAAAAATATGGCACACAATATAATTTTGCAAAGGCGTTAGGCTTGTCAGAACATAGTTTATCTAATAAATTGAATAATCGTGTTAGCTGGAAAACCAATGAGATAGCTCATGCTATGGATCTCTTAGGGTTAGATAAATCTAAAGTAGCAGAATATTTTTTTAAAGAAAAAGTTCAAAATTAATTTGAACAAGCAGGAGAAGAATAGATGAATAACAAATTACAATTATTTAGTTTTGAAGGTAAAGAAGTAAGAACTTTAAAAATTAATGATGAACCATATTTTGTAGGGAAAGATGTGGCAACCATTCTTGGATATGCAAAGGCGGCTAATGCAATTAGTCAACATGTAGATGATGAAGATAAAGGGGTCACTAAAATGATGACCCCTGGGGGAAATCAAAATATTCAAATTATTAACGAGTCAGGGATGTACAGTCTCATCTTAAGCAGCAAACTTCCAAATGCTAAGAAGTTTAAGCACTGGGTAACAAGTGAAGTTCTTCCAGCCATTCGCAAGACTGGATCATATCAATTACCGCAAACACCAGAAGAGCGTTTGAAACTAGCAATGGAAGCTACCATTCATTTGGATGAACGTATGACTAATGTAGAAAAAGATGTTGATTTTATTAAAAATACATCCGAAATTGACTCAAACCAACGATTTAAACTCCGAAAAGCAAGAGATAGAAAATCGGTAGAAGTTTGCGGTGGTAAGAAGAGCAATTTTTACAAAGATAAAAATAAAAGACGCAAAGTTTTTCGTCAGTTAGAGCATGATTTCAAAGATTCGTTTGTAATTTCAAGATATGAGGATTTATCAAAGAAAGACTTTGATAGAGCAATTAATTTCATCAGTAATTGGTATCCATCATATCCGCTACAACAGGATATTCAACAAATGAATGCACAGACTGATTTGGATCTATAACCGATGTAAGAATTGGAGAAATAATTATGAACTACGAAAATGTTAAAGATGCACTTAAAGAATTAGTTGCTTTGAATAGCCCTGGTACAACGTTTAGCAAAGTTTCAACAATTGCTGATTCAGGGGTAAAGACTGGAGAACGAAAGTTTGAAGTAAAGGATCTTCAAGAATCTAATTATGAATTGTTAGCCAATGTGTGTGACTTGCTTGGTATGAATAACATTTATCTTGATGATGAGGAAGAGTAAATTGGGGACAAAATAAAAAGCAGATCTAAATAGATCCGCTATCTCTTGAAGTTACCGATAACGTCAGCAATATTAGTTGGCTTGACTTTGGTTGCGAAGGATGAGGCAGATGGCATTTCCTTATTAAAGTTAAATGTCATTGCGCTCATTCCCTTCATATTATCAAACTTAGTATTAATCTTAGTTGCTAAATGATTTTGTTCATGTAAGTTTTTAGCAATTTGTGCAGTGTTAATACCTTCAAACTTAAATGCTGGTTTCTTCAATTTGTTACCGCTAAAGCTTTTTATCCTTAGCCTCTACAAGTTTCCTAGTAGTTCAGCATATATGTTCAACTCAAAGAGTTGCTGGGCGCTCGTGGGTTAAAAAATAAACCTATGCGTTGCACTTTCTTCAAATTAGAAGTTTAGCTCAGAGTTGCCATGCCCTATGGTTTAGGTTTTCTCTGAATTCACCCAGTACAAAAGATGATTCGCATCATCAATGGGCAACTGAAAATATTATAACACAGTATATTGTGGGAACAAAGGTGCGAGATACAAAATATGTGGAATGAAATTGAAAAAATCTTAAAAGAAAAACATATGTCAATATATCGTTTAGCTAAAGAAAGTGGAGTTAACGAGAATACATTACGCAATTATAAAAAGAACTATTCGAATCCTGACGGTGTTGATCCGAGTTTTAAAAATATATGCAAGATTGCTGATGCTTTGAATGTTTCTCTTGATGATTTAAGAGACAAAGAAAAGTAACCGCCAAAGGCCAGTAATACTTTATTAATAAGTTTTTGAGAGATGAGGAAGAGTAAAAATGGAAGAAAAGGATAAAGAAAAACACAATCTTAAAACGATTGTGTTTGATGAAGTCAATGGAATACATACACAGAGTGAAGAAATGGTCATATATTCCAATGGTTCTATTTATTTATCAGGTTTTAAATCATAATTTGCTTTCACATGATTCATAGGTGGGTTTCCAGTAACATGTCTAAGCAAATATAATTTATTACCATTTGCCCATTCTTGGTAGATATAAGTATTTCCAAATTTATCTTGACCACCCGATTGAGCAACAATTGATGAATTAAAAGGAATGACGGGACTAAAAGACATTCTTTGATTGAACATGTATTCCTTAGTTAGTTCATCAAAAGGTATTTTTGAAAATGGAATTATTTGAATTGCCATATAGAATCATCTCCTTATTATCAGATGATTTTAGTTTAGCAGAAAGTAATGAATGATGAGGAAGAGTAAAAGAAAAGAGCAGCTTGAAAAAACTGCTCCGACAGAAATAAGAGAAACAGATAATGTTTATCTCTTAATTGTGGTAATTATCCTAATAACTATTATTCTTTGTTGCCTTTTTCATATTCCTTTTGATCTGGTTGCATTTCTGCTTTCTCTCCTAGTATTTTTTGCCATCCGTTAATATGATAAATAATTTTATATTTTTCGTATTTATGTGGGTGGAAGAGACGGCGCTTGGCTATTCGAAAAGAGATTCCGATAGAAGTGATTGAATTTAATTGCTCTTTATTAGTAATCACAACAGGTAAATCGAATCTAGTAAAAGAGTTGGCTTTAAAAATTCCGGATTTTTGATCAGGAATGTCAAGTTTATAAAATGTATCACCTACAACATGAATAATATCTTTTTCTTTTGAATTTATATAAGTCTTTTTAGTTAAAAGAGATAGGGAATTATCAGTTGCAGGATCAAAAGCATAAAGGTTGAAAAAAGCTAGATCGTTTTTTGAAGGATTTATAACAGTAATATTAGCAAGAAAAACTTGATTGTAGGGTGCTATAGGCTGAAAATCTTTATCCATGGCCATAACGGTAGAATCTTGAACGGGAACAATATTCGGGGCCCAATTAATCGATAAAACTTGTCTGTTTGACCAAAGCGTATAGAGAGAAATTAGGAAAGAAGAAATGGCAAATATATTATCTCCGATCCATGGAAAAATATATTTTGATATAGCCCTACAGATACTAGCTGCATTTTGAAGAATATTCTCTATGATTATCACCACCTTATTATCAGATGATTTTAGTTTAGCAGAAAGCGAGGTGAACGAAGTATGGAAGAAAAGAATGATATTTCGATTTTAAATTTAATTGAGAAAAATATAGGCAAAATAAAAGCTTCGCATAATTTTCAAGCAAAAAGTTTCTACATTTCTACAATTGAAAAGTTATGTGAAGCGTACGATCAACAGATTAGTGCTGAACTAATTAATTCAGAAAAAGAAAAGACACTAGCTGGCAAGCCAATGTCTGAAGAACAATATGATGAATTCTTTAAAAATGCTGGGATTTTACCCAAGCGAGAATTTTTGGATAAAAAGGAAAGTAAAAAATGATTGAACTAGCTGTAGTAGCAATGTGGGTATTTGGATTAATAATTGTAACTTTGATGAGTTATGAGAAAACAAAAAACACCACATTGAATGTAGTGTCGGTAATTTTAATTCTCATAGTTACAACAATTATTGTTGCTTCTTTAAGTCATAGTTAAATGCTCTCAAGGTAGCAAGAACAGACTCATTAGCTGTATCAAAATCGTTTCGATCAGCCCCATATTCACCAGCTTTAGCGATTTTTGACAAAGTATCGTTAACTAATTTTTTCTCTTCTGAATTACAAATTGGTAATACTTGACCAGCTGATTTTTGCGCTTGTCTTAGATTGTTTATGTCATCAAATTGGTTAAGGCAAGAAGCTAAATCGCCTAGAAAATTAGAAATTAAATTATTTTTGAAATCTTGCATCGCTTGATTTCTCTTAAGTTTTTCATTTTCTTGCGCAAACTTTTGCTTGGTCAATTCTAACTCTTTAACAGTTTTGTTATTACTTCGATTATTCAGAAAAGTAACAACAGAGGCTACTACAGCAACAATGATGCTACCAATTTGACTAATTAATGCCCAGTTCATTTAACTATATACTCCTTATTAATTCTATTGAAATTATAGCAGAAAGCGAGATGAGCAGGGATGGAAGAAAAGAAAATTAGCATAGATAAAGAAATATTAAAAATGATAGAACATACTGCTAACATTGCTGCAATGACTGGTAGCAGGAAGAATTATGGAATTTATATTAGTACAATTTCAAGCTTATCAAATGTACTTACTGTTTTAGGTAATTTAGAAAAAGAGCCGTCGAATAAAATTAAAGTTTATGGTAGCGGTCAAATATCAGCTGAAATTGAAGATAAATAAATCACAATCGGAGGTAATAAAAGAGGTATCCAGATATGAGTTTATCAGAAGAAGATATTAAACGAATTGCTAATGAAGTATATGAACTACAAAAGCGAGATAAACAATTTACTGTCAAAAAACCAGTATATAGCAAAGAATGGATCAAGTTGAGCAAAGAGATTGATGCTTGGTGCCATGAAAATAAAGATGGTTATGGTGCTGGATATCAAACGTTGCACGATCAAATTTATGGAGCAATTAGATTTGTAACTGGTTGTAGTCGTATTAAGAGTTTAACTAAATATGATATACCGGCAGCTAGATTTATCTTTGAGCAAATGACATCTGAATTTAAGAAAAATAGAGGTAAATAAAAATGGATGAAGAATTTATCAATGCCTTACGTGATTACACATTAAAACAAATGAAAGAAGAGAAGTCACTAGTATTAATCAGCAAGTTAGTTGCTGAACTGATGGAGTTGCAAAGGTAGGTGAGCAGAGATGGCTATAAAAGGTGCAATAAAAGATATGTCTAAAATGGGCGATATTTTAACGCCTAAGGAAGTTGAAAAGAAGTATAGCTGGTCATACTCAACGTGGCGAAGAAGACGCGAGGAGTGCTTAGTTTCTCCATATAAAGATGCAATTGTAATGGAGAGCCAACGAAGATGTCATGTTAAGGCTAAAAGGTTTGAAGAGTTTCTAGATTGGAAGTCACAACAAATTTATAATGAGCAGTTTGGGTTAGTTTAGGAGTTTAAAAATGTATAAAACAGATATTTTAATTTCAAAATGGTTTAACAAGAAGGTCAATGATTTCTTCAAAACAAATTTGAGTACAAGAGAAAGTGACATCTTCATGTTCACTGGAATCTTTTCAACATTAGTAATTTTCATGATTCTCTTCTATTGCGTAATCATGCCGAACTTATAGGAGGGATGAAATGCTCAGTATTAAAACAATGAATAAGTTAGTTTTAAATTCTAATGCTTTTCAAATAAAGCAGCCGATTCAAAAAGATAGATATACAGTGCTTTTTGAAAAAGAGTTAGAAAAAAGCCCATCACTAACGGCAATTAGTGATGGACTTACAAAAAATGAATTTCATATTGATTATAGCATGTGCGTGATAAGGCGGTGAATGAGATGGTAAGAATTAAAAAAGTTTATGACAAGCATTATACAGTCATAAATAATTCAATTCTCAATGATACATCGCTTAAGTGGGAAGACAAAGGTCTTTTTACTTATCTATGGTCTCAATCTGATGAGTGGGATTTCTATGCTAAAGAAGTAGCAAAACATAGTCCTGATAGTGAGGATAAAGTATATAAAATATTGCGTAAGTTGGAAGAACATGGTTATTTACTCAGACAAAGGCAACGAAATGACAAAGGTCAATTGAAAGCAAATAAATGGCTATTGTCTGAAACTCCAAGGCAAAAATGGATCGATATTTATAAAAAACGCACTGACAAGAAGAAAGTACCTACTAGGCAAAATCCAGAACAGGTAAAACCAGATCTGGTAAAACCTAATGTGGTAAAACCGGATCTAACAAGTACTAACTGTAACAAATACTTACCTAAACAAATAAAGAACTTAAATAAATCTCTCTCTAAAGAAGAGAGGGAGAGAGACCAGGAATTAATTGAAATATTAATCAATTATCTTAATGAGTTTGCTACCAGATGGCGTAGAGAACCAATTACTTTCTCAGAAAAAGAATATGACAAGTTAGTTAAAGCTGTTCATGGTAAAGATGTTGGATTACTAAGAAAAGCAGCAGAAAAAACAGTTATTTATAGTGAGCAATATCCACAGGGCTATCTGCTGAACTGTATCAAGAATTTACCAGATATGAAAGAAGAGAGTGCATGATGGATAAATACATTTATAGCAAATCATGGTATGGACGCCGAATAGTAGTTAAGCAGCTTGCTTATAAGGATATAGGACCGTACTTTGCCGGATACATTGAATTAAAGAAAGATGATCCTAAGGATTGGTTGAGACATGCTGGGGTGGGAGATCAGGATTATTTTTATGGAGTTGATCCTTTTACTGCGTTTCCAGGATGTCCTACATTTGCTGGACATCTATTAGATGATGAACATCATATCTACGTTGGATTTGATACGCAAGAATTCGCAGCTGCATACGACAGGGATGACTGCATTGAAATTTTAAAAGAGGTAGCAAAAAAATTAGCATCCCTCAATAAATAGAAATTAAGAAAGGCAAGAAGAAAAAAATGGGAAGATACAATTTTAAAAATTATGAATACAGCAGAAAAGACAATTTAAACAGTAATTTAGATATTAATAAGCTTTCTAAAGAGCTAGTTAACAGGCCGTTAAACTCATCATATCGAAAGAATGATTCTTACAAAGTGGGAGTTGTCTTATATTTTATGAGTGGCCAAACATATAAGACACCAGAATTTACAGTTGACGATATTTATGATGCACTGCAACGAAATAAACGCTGGCTTGATCAAGAAAATGGCGGAGCAATTAATCTAGGCTATGTTGTAAGATACAGTCCTTATAAGTTTTATGAAAGGTCAGAACATGGTAGAGCTTAAGTTTGCATGGAGAAAAGAAAAGCGTGAGGGTTTACCTAAAGAAGATCAGGAAGATCTTAGTTTAGATCATCAGAAAAGGCATATTGATTTTCTTAAAAGACTTGACCGAATTATCAAAGTGGAAAAGAAAAATGGCTCTTTAGTAAATGTACCAGATAGTAATAAAGATTTAGTTGAAATCCAGCGTGAAAATAATATGTTTTTTGACGATAAAAGGGAAAGTAGCCTTGATCCAGAAAAGCTAGATGCCATTATAGACTGTATCACTAAAGGCTTTTCGCTCACTGATACAACTCATTTAGCGCATTGCAGTGCGACTACTGTTAAACATGCTATGTGCAATGCTGGGCTCTCTCTTAGACCTCCATTTAGATATCGACTTAAAGCTATCCAAAATGGAAAAATTGACTTCTATGCAAGAAACACTAGGCAATTAAGCAATTATACTGATCTAAGCTTTCACAAGTTGAAAAACAAAGAGCTATTGAAGCTAAAAGGATATCGTTTAAGCAAAATTCATAAGCTTTGGTATCAAATTCCAAATAATGTTTTTTATTCAGCAAATAATTCAGAGACTATTTATTTGAAAAAAGGCATTAATAGCTTTGAAAATAAAGAATTTATAGTTCAAAAAGAGGTGAGATAATTGCCGAGCAAGATAAGGCACATAAAGTTTTATAAATATTTCAAGGAATGGGTGGACACGTATAAAGTAGGACAAGTTCGACCAGTAACTCTAAACAAATATTATTTAGTTGAAAGGCGCTTGAAGGAACTTGTGCCTGATTTAGATCTTGGAGACATGACTAGAGCTGACGTTCAAAGATTAATCAATGAATATGGTAAAACGCATGAATATCCAGCTGAAATTAAAAATTATATGGAAGCTTTGACTATTAGAGAATGAGATGCAGGTGATTGAATGATGCTTTGCAGTGCAGTTGCCTTTGTAGAAGGCTATGATCCTAAAATTAAACTAAGTCAAAAACAGTTACTTAATATGGTGCATCAAATTAAGCCTAATGAGCCTTTACCAAAAGAAATAGATGGCTATAAGGTTAAACCTTGCGATGATTATTCGAAAAGATATTTAATTTATATTTTTTACAGATTGGAGAACTAAATATAGAATGCTAGCAACAGATGTGCGGGAGGAAACTATGAAAATTAGAGTTTATTGGGAATATCCAGATTTTGCTACGCATTTAGGCGAACAAAATTACGAAGATATTGAATTACCAGATGATTACACCGAAGAAGAAATTGAAAAAGAAGTTGCAGAAGTAGCGTTAGAACACTTTGGCTGGAGCTATGAAATTTTGACTAAGGAGAAAAAATAATGTTTTTAAATGGCGAAGATTGGAAATGTCCTAAATGTAAAACTGAAAATTATATTGGAGATAGTGTAAACGATGTGGCTACATCAAAAAGTTTAGAATATCTTGAAAATTATAATATTGAAGTACCATTTATTTGCGATAAGTGTGGTTTTAAAGAAGTATTACTAGTTGCGTATGACTTAGCTAAAAATCGTTACAAAGTTGATTATGAAGATACGGCATTTTGTAATAAAGACAAAAAATGGAGAGATAGATTATTAAAAGAAGCTGGGTTAATTAAGGAGAATTAAATAAATGACAGTACATGAATTAAAAATTTTACCTAAGTACTTTAAAGCACAAAAAGATGGCTATGTTGTGCTAGGAACCAAGTTGGCAGAATTAAGACTAGGTCTTAAAAGATTAGCAGCAAAAATAATGGCATAAAAGGAGTAAATAAAGCATATGAAAGACTTACCTAACATTTATGACTGGAATGATCCATACGATATTTTAAATGCGTTTGATACAAATATTTATAAAGATAAATTTGGAGTTAAATATGTGACTTCTGCAAGTGAGCAAATGCTTTTATTTAAAGTTAATGGACGCTATGTGCTTCCTCATAAAAATGATTTGGTTAAGTACAAAGGCAACGGAAAATGGGAGATGGGCTGGAGCGATGAAAGTTAAAACAATTGGTGAGATAAATACATGTACTTTAGATAAGCAAATAAATGAATTTATTAAAGGAAAACATGTGATTGACATTAAATTCAGTAGTTTCTTTGATGAAATAGAAGGTGCCAGTTTTTCAGCGCTTATCATGTATGAAGAAATAGGGATTTAACTGTGTATGATTGGATTTTCGCAGCAGTATTCTTAATTCTGCTAGGTGTAGTGATTTTGTACGTGGGGAATTTATAGAATAAGGAAACAATATATGTATCAACTTAAAGATGAAAAACTAAAACATGAATTAAAAAATAGTTTAGATAAAATTTTAACTACTAATAAGATAAAAGATATTGAGTCTATTACTTATGAGGGTTCTAATATTGTTGTGACTAGCGATCCTGCTTATTTTGATATCAGTATTAGAATCAAAGGACATTTGGAAGAAAAAGAAACAGTAATAAAACTGGGAGAATTAAAATTAAGCCAATCTTTATTAGACAAAATTAATCAAGATAAAGAAAAACATGGATATAAAGAAATTGAAACTATGATTACTGATGCCTTAGATAACTATTACGAGGGATGCTAAATGAAAATTAAATCAATTATATGTTGTCGCCGATTTGAAAAAGATCCAGAGACAATTGCATATAGTCCAGCTAATGTAGATGAAGTAGCAAATTTGATACAAACACAGAAGAATAATAACGAAATGCTTGTTTGTTTACCTGTTTATGTAACAAGCGCGTATGTGCTTTATGATTTGGATTCTAATATAACTTACGGCTCAAATTCTTATATCGTAAATACTAAACCATTTGGATTCAGCAAATTTTATATTCCAGTAAAAGATGTGACTTTAGTCCAGGAGGCAGACATTGACTTGGACCATCATTAATTTCTAATACCGGTAATTATTTATGATAGTTATGTCGAAAGAAAAACGCAGAAAATGCTAAATGATGCAGAATTAGAAGTGAAAAAATATCTAACTGAAGTAGAAAAATCATTTGAAAAACAGGATAAAATTAATGATGAGCAAGCTAAGTTTAATGATGCAGCAACAACTAATTTCATACGTCATGAAGATGCATTGAGAGTTATTGTAAATCACATTAAAAATGCTGAATAGATAAGTTGAATTTGAGGAGTGGGAATGTGAGTTTATTATTTAAAGAACTAGATTGCGATAAGACGTGCGATAGAGTTGACGAATTTTTAACTGATGACTTAGAAAAATTAATTCTAATGTCTGGTCGTAATCTTACTGACTTACGTTCTCCTAGCTTATCGTTAGCACCTGGTCACTCTAATGGGACTAATCATGCTGAAGCTAGCATAATTCGTGGTCTTGATGCAGAAGCTGAAATACGAGCAATCCATCATACAATTTATCATTTGCCCGAAATGTCAAAGATAATAATGCGCGATCTTTATATCTATCAGATGGAGAGTTGGCAAGTAGCCGATGCAATTAGATATGGTCACACTCAATACAATGCGTTAAGACGGCGAGCACAATTATTCTTTGCTGATAGTTTTGATCATTGGCAAAGGTATATGAATTGTGAACCAATCATTGATTTACATCGATATAAAAAAGACCGGAATCATACCGGTAATTTAGCGGAATAATAGTGATGGTCGAACGGCTAGAATATAAGCTATAGTAGTACTGTGAGTTAAATCGGAATACATAATGCTCACACCACTCCTTAAATATAAATATGTAAGGCTGGTAATGGTTCGACTCCATTATCAGTCATCAGATATCGCAAGCATCAATTTTAATTGTTATATTTTTATTTAGGTCATTTACAATTTACATGCTTTATCTGCTTACGATATCGCTGGAGAGTTTGCTTATGGAAACAGCAAGCTCTCTTTTATTTTGCTCTAAGAATTATGTGGAGATGATAAAATGCCAAGAGTTAGACGGTGTAAGTATAAGGGATGTCATGGGTTTGCCATGATGCCTAATTACTACTGCACCAAACATATTAAGTATGAAGCAGAGTATAGAGCGGAACGTGAGAAGTATCGCAAGCGTCAAGCTTCACGCTCTACTACTTGGCATTACAATCATGTCACTCGCTATCGTAACTCCGTTAAGTCAGAGCAGAATAAGTTCTATCACTCTCGTGAGTGGCAGTCACTTCGTGCTCTCGCTCTTCAACGTGACTTTAACTTGTGCAAATATTGTCGGATAAATCCTGGAAACATTGTCGATCACATTGTTCCTATTGAATGGGATCAAAACAGAATGAAGAATGCAGATAATTTGGTAACGTGTTGTAGGGACTGTCATGCCAAGAAGACACGCTGGGAGCAGAAGTATTATGGTACTGGTCTACATAATTCTTTAAAAGATGTACCAGCCATTACGGATATTGAAATAATTAATAAATTGATGAATGCACGAGATGACAAATAACTGCGATCTAAGACGATTTAATTTTTAATGAGCGATCATACTCAAATGAAAAATAAATCAATTTTATCCCCCGCCTAGTGGCGAAAATGGAAGAGCCGCACCATAGCCGTCATCTTGTGTGAAAAGTCGATTTTTTAAATTTTTTGAAAGGGGGGCTTAAACTGGCAAACGTTGATTTATCAAGGCCGAAAGTTCCTACGCAAGCGCCAAAATGGCTTGATGTTTACGGAAAAAAGTTATGGCCAAAGATTGCAAATTACTTGAATAAGAATTCTAAAGTTTTACGTGCAGATGAATATCTTTTGCAGCAATATTGTTCAAGCTATGACATTTATCGTAGAGCCTATGAATCGGTAAAAAAAGATGGGTTGCAGCAGAAAATGTATAAAACTACTGTTTCTCCAGTTACCGGGGATGTAGTAGCAAAAGATTTTGCGGGATTTAGGAAAAATCCAGCTGTGCAGACTATGTCAGATGCATTGAGTAAACTAAATTCAATTGGTAGAGAACTTGGTTTAAGTCCTCGTGCTAGAAGTGAGATGTTAGAACTCAATGCACCTGAAGAAAAGGAAAAATCAGTTGCTGAATCTATGAAAGAATTTTTTAAACAATAGGAGAAAAAAATAGCGCTCGATTTTGAAATCGAACGCTTTTATTATGCATCCCTTCGGGATGGAATTCTTGCCTTGGCGAAACTTAGCGAATAGAAAAGGTCAATCAACCTCTCTCGAGTGTATCACAGCAAGCTGTGATTAATTCACACTCCACGGAGGTGATTGACCTTGACTGAATTAATTTTTCTTTTAATTATTCTACTATTAATCATCGTCGCAATCAAGTCGTAACGCCAAGGCAAGAGCGCTCGCTCTTGTCAGACCGAGCGCTCTAATCATTAGAATAATGAAATCTTGCTGATACGATGTACAAACTATTGTTCTCCACATAGTAAACGAAACGATGCTCGTCTGTAATTCTTCTAGACCACAATCCTGATAAATTATCGTGAAGTGGCTCAGGCTTACCAATTCCATCAAAGGGATGTCTTTTAGTATCTTTTATTAATTTACGTATCTTTTTGACATTTCGCTTATCATTGTCTAGCCAATATTCAAAGTCGTCCCAAGATTCATCTGACCAAATTACATTCATTATTCCCAGTTATGCTCCTTGCCTTTGCCGTTTTTTAATTGCTTCAATGATTTTAAAATGTGATCCATGTTGGCAGTGGAGCTTCTAATATAAGCATTTTCGACAAGGTTATCATAATCTGCTTTGCTGATGAGAACAGAATTATCTTCACTATTTCTAGAAGTAATAATTATTGCTTCAGAATTATCATTTACTTGTTTCATAAATGATTTAAGGTTATTTCTAACGTTTGAATAAGCCTCTGCTTGCATAATGATTCTCCTTTTTGTCAATATCTTGTACAAGTATTATATCAGCAATTAATTCAAATTAAAAGTGAAAAGAGGTAGCGCCTTGAAAATTGATCTAACACAAACTCATGACGTAATTGGTGCATATAAAAGCATTGGTTGGTCAGATATTAAAGCTAAATATCATGACCCTGCAACTTTATACGCTTTTTCTGTTTTAAACTGTGAAAAAACGACCGGATACATGGAAAAGTTGCATGCTTTTCGTCATTTAATGGACTTAACTCGCCAAAACACAAAAGACTTTCTATATCACTATGATGTGGAAGAGGCTAATAAAGCTTTAACAATTGCATCTGTAATTCCTGATGTTGATACTCATAAAATAATGCCGTTAATGGACTGGCAAAAATTTATTTTATGTCAAATTAATGGTTGGAAAGATGAGAATAATGAAAGACGATTTACTGATATTCATATTTCAGTTGGACGTGGCCAAGGTAAGACTCAAATTGCAGCCGTTCAATTGTGTAAGGCATTCTTAGTAGATACTTTGGGCTACACAAATAAGGACTTCTTGGTTACTGCTAACACTTCTGATCAATCAAATAAATTATTTGGTTATGTTAAAAAGATGATGAAGACGGTTATTTCAATTGAACCATTTAAAACATTAGCTAAGAAAACTCAACTTGAAATCCAAGCTAACCAAATTATTCAAAAGAAAACTAACAATAAAATATGGAAAATCTCTTATGAAGCGGATAAATACGACTCCACTCACAACGTTTTGGCAATTTATGATGAAGCCGGAGCACTTAAGTCATTTGACCGTCTGACAGATATTCCAGACGGTCAGTCTCAGGTAATTCCATATCATCAATTTATTAAAATCAGTTCTGCTTATCCTGATCCAACAAGCCCATTTCATGATGAGCAAATAAAAATGCAAAATATCATGGAAAAGGACTTTGAACGTAAAGGAGATAACTCTCTCTGTCTTGTGTGGATGCAAGATGATCTAGATGAGACTTACAAACCTGAAACTTGGGTTAAAAGTAATCCTTTAATTGCTTTATCTGATAAAGAAAGAGAACGTAGAACAGGAAATTTAATTAAGCAAAGAGATCAAGCAATTCTTAATAACACACTTCATAAATTTAAAAACAAAAACTTGAATCTATGGTTAAAACAATCAATTGCAAGCTATCTTAATTTGAAAGATGTTGAAGATGCTGTAGATAATGATTTTAAAATTGATGGGCGAGAAGTATTTATCGGTTTTGACTATTCAATGTTTTCAGATAACACCGCTATCGGTTTTGTTTATCCATATGGAGACGGCCAATTCCGCTTAGAACAACACAGTTTTATTCCGTGGCAACATGCAGGAAACATTGAGACTAAAGAAAATCAAGATGGAATTGTTTATCGTCAATATCCTGAATATTGCACAATTACAGCGCACCCACAGGGTATTATCAATCCGGAGCAGATTTATAGATGGCTGCTTAACTATGTTGAACAGCACCAATTGAAAGTTAAATTCTTTGGCTATGACCGTTTTGGATCATATCAGGTAGATCGGAAGAGCACACGTCTGAACTCCAGTCACACAGTG